GCTTTGTAATTGCCTTTCCCAGTTTTTGCTTTGCGTGATAGGTGTGATAGGATTTTTGATTATGATTTCTCATTCTCATATTTTTATTTTTATTGATTATGATTTTTCATTCTCATATAGATTTTTGGGGCAAAAAAATACCCCCAAGAATTTTTCAATCCTTGGGGGCTAGTGTTTTTTGTTTGACTACAATTTGATTAAGGCTTTGGAATTTGTGCCGTGGGCCTCCACTACGATATTTTTAGAATGCCTATTATTCCCTTGACATAATCGGCAGGCTTCGCAAGTTATGCCGGGGTGAGTAACGGCAGGGCATATAACTTCGTCGGGCTGTAAATCCGTTATTCCTTTTTTGTAGGATGTTCGGAAAGTACGCCAGCCTTTTTTGTTGGCTTTTTTCTTACCCTTAATACTTAGTACCGATGCCATGCAGTATAGGTTAGCTACTTGCGCCCACGGCTCCTCCCATTGTTGGGTATAGCCTAGGGTAGCGTCATAGTCTCCCATTAGAGCCTCTATAGTTTTTTCGGGGATCATAGCAGGATCGCCATAGCCCCCTAGTCTTAACACCCTGGACATAGGCCGATAGGGCTGGGGGTTTTTTAGGCTATTCCATACCGATAGGGCCGCTTGATGGGGTAGAACATAACAATCCTTTGTAGTTCCATGTTTCCGCCTATGGGGACAGTTTCCGCAGATTGAGGCATCCTGGCCATTTGTTACCGCTTCATGTGGTGGGGTGTCTGCATGCAGAATCCAAAGGGTGTCCACGTTGCCAGTTTTTCGATTTACTGACCCATACGATAGGGCCGCTAGAATTTTCTCGCCCGTTATGGGTGAAGGTGTTTCAGTTATTAGGCTTGCCATTTTTTTCTCCTCAGTTTGTAGGTGTTAAGTAGATTAAGATTAAGAAGAGCCAGAATAAAACATCCTGGCCCGTCAATTTTAGTTTTTTCTTAGGCATCGGCTCCCCGCAGGATATAGGATGAGGCTCTTGCCGCTTTGCCGCTTGCGCGTATTAGTAGTTTTTTGTCTGCTCGCATTCTTTTTGCCCATCCTTTTATGTAGGCCGCGCTATTTTCTCGTGTGTCAATTATTCCCGATTCGCCACAAAGATAGCAAGCGGTAAATTCTGCAACTAGCTCCTCCTCTGAGTATTCTTGGCTTCCCATATAGTTAGTGTCTACAATTCCGGGCCGCGCTAGTCTTTTTGGATGCCCAGTGCTATGGCCTAGCTCGTGAAATACTGTCGAGTAGTATTCTGCTTCTCCTAAAAAGGTAGCCTTTTTAGGCATCGATACCTTATCCTTTTTTGGAATATAGCACGCGGTATTTCCGCCATCGTGGGCGAAAGTTGGTCCGTTTGGCCCGGAAATATACCCTTGAACAATTGCTTCCGCCGCATCAATAGGCTCGAATTCTAGCCCTTCCTCGGTGGCCGTTATGGGCTCGAATTTTTTGGGGATCCCATCGGGCCATTCTGCCTGGTCCGCATTAAATACCGTGTAGTGCCTGAGCATAGGGAAGGTTTCCTTTTTTCCGTTATTGTTGATTTTTTCTAGGAATTTCCAGAAAATAGCTGTTGTACCCTTTTGCCCTTTTTTTACCTTTCCACCATTAATTTGTATGGCTTTGTAGGTTCCCCAATACCGGGAAGTATAGCTATTCCCCATTGCCACCATAGGTAGCCACCATGCATTTGAGCCAGTGTAAGCCTTTCCGCTTGACATTGACAGTGCGCCACTGTCCGCGTTTGATCCTTTCCAGGTTTTTTGCCATGGGGCTAGGTTTTTTTTCTCCATTAGGTCTAGAATTTGGTCCGTTATTTTCTCGTATGCTAGGGTGTTACTCATTTTTGATTCTCCTCAGTTTTTTTAGTTGGTTGGTGGAAATCCCCATGCAAGTACTGCGATAAGGCTTAGTAATCCTGCGAGTGCAAGCCAGTTGATGCGCAGAGGGTCGGGGGTTTTTTTGCTCATACCTGTTTGGCTAGCCTGTTGCGTAGCTCCAAGCGGTATACGGAACCTTCGTCCCGGTAGTATCCGCCGCTTTTTAGAGTGCGGATGCCCTTTCGTTCCATTTCCTCGGCCATTTTGCAAGCCGCGTAACAATCCCCAATTGACCATTTCAAGGCATCGATTGTCATTTTTTGCGCCTTCCGTAGCTGTCTGCCGAAGTCTAATGCTCTCTGTTCTCTCTCGGTTACCATTTTGATTCTCCGTAGTTTGGCAAGGCGTTTTGCCTTTTTGCCGATGACCCATTCTCTCAATAGTGCCGTGGAAGTCAAGAATATAATGGGTATTTTTAACCTATTTTTAGTCAGTCTCAAAATATTTTAATGATACTGCGAGATCATTCTCAAAATATCTTACTGATAATGCAAAATCATTCTCAAAAGCTTAGTGATAATGCGAGATCAGTCTCAAAATATTTTAATGATAATGCGAGATCATTCTCAAAATAGCTTAATGATAATGAGAAATCATTCTCACGGGGGGACGAGGACTGCCCCCATCCCCCCATCCCCCCCGCCCAGGACCAGTTGATTTTTGTGGGGTTATGGTAGGTGATATACTGCCCATGCCATGCCAACCCATCCAGCCGGAACTCCTGTAAACATCCCTGAGCTAACTGCCGCCCAAGGCAAGATTGGCAAGATCACTGCTTGGGATAAATTTGGTTACAATACGGCTGTAGGCACATCGGCGGAAGTTATTTGGGAAGGCGGCGGCAGCACCTACGCAGGACACCTCACCAGTGCATCGTCTCTACGGATCCAGGCGGGTGGAGACGCTAAGGATGCGACGGGCGGCACTCATGCGCGAAAAATTGTCATCGAGGGGCTGGATCAAAATTTCGCAGAGACCAGCGCAGAGGTAGTTACCAACGGCGCGAGTGCCAGCAGTTTAACGACCACTCAGTTCATTCGGGTGCATCGGGTCTATGTGACCGATACGGGAGCCTACGGCAATGCTAACGAGGCCAACATGACCATTGAAACCTCTGGTGGAGATGCGGTAGCTATTATGGGCGCTGGTTACGGTCAGACTCACATGGCGATTTATACTGTTCCGGCAGGTAAGACCCTTTATTTGTCGAGGGCAGAGGCTTTTGCGGATAAGGCGGGGCGAGAGTATATTGTCAAGATCATCCAGCGCCTGAATGCGGATGACAGCGCCGCGCCCGTCAGTTCGGTCAGGACGATGCACGTTTTTACTGTCTCAAATCCATCGGCCCAAACGCTTAATCTAAATGGAGCTACGTCGTTTCCGGCTAAGACCGACATTTGGGTAACAGCCGTGGGTGACTCGGCAGGGGATGGACTAGCTGTCTCTCTCCAGGGCTATCTTGTTGACGATTAAGCGTACAGACCTAGATCGATCCCAGGAACTCCAGGATCGCATCATTCAACTGTGGGAATGCCCGGTGGAATTTGGTTCGCTGTGGCATCGCGGAGTGCTACAAACGGACGGCACTCGGCGGAAGCAATACGGGGCATTGCACAAGAGCATTGTTGCTCATGCGCTTTCGGCCAATCGCACCAGCACCATCGTTTCGCGTAACCACGGCAAAACGACGATCTTCATGGATATTGCGCTGTGGACAAAATGGCGGCACATGGACAAGCGCATCATGTATATGTCGGCCTCGACGCAACTCGCTTGTGAAATTCTGGGCGAGCTGAAATCTGTTACTCAGGGGGAAATCGAACTCCTCCCCGGTTTGATGGTTCCGTTCCAAGAGTGCTTCCCCGAACTGATGCCTGTCAAGTCTCCTGCTGGATCTCCCCCTGCGTCGTTCAATGTTGCAGGGCGTACTGGCACTGGTCGTGAACCCTGTTTCTTCCCGTCTTCCATTGGCTCCAACAAAGCGGGCAAGCACCCCACGGACATCTTCGTTGATGACCCGGCCAACGAAAAGAACTCCACCACCCCAGTGCAAAGGGAAAAGGTTGTTTATGCCATGAAGCAACTGGAGCCGATCCTGCGCGATCCCAAGGACGGAGCCATTCGCCACATCGGAACTCCTTGGGCCTTCCAAGATGTCACCTCATGGCTTGATCGAAACCCGGAGTATAGCCAATTTCGCTTTGGTTGCTGGGGAGGGGTCAATCCCTCCACAGGGCAACAAGATGGAGACGGCCCTGGCCCGGATGGAGCATGGCCCCTTTGCTCTGACTACATGAACCCGGAGGAACTTCGTGAAGCTGAGTCCATCGTGGATGACTCGGAGTTCTGGGCGCAGCAGTATCTTTGCCAGCCTGTGGCCGCTGCGAATGCTTTGTTTACAGACGAGATGTTCCAAGTTGCGGCGCAAAAAATCAGCGACATCGATCATCTCCCAGAGGGCAAACGAGTTCTCCTATGGGATCCAACTAGCCGCGCCGACGCTCGTACAGGTGACTGGAACGGCATCGTGGTGGTTCATGTCACCACAGCAGGGCATCTCCTCAGTGCTTGCGAAGATAACCCCGCGCTCGGCATCCCAGGGCTTGCGGAGGTTCCACGCGATACCAACTATTTCTTCCCCATCGAAGCCCACGAAATTAAAGGACCACCGGGCGATTGTATGGGGTTAGTAGAAGATATCCATCGCCGCTTGAGTTTAGATGCCATTTGGGTAGAGGATACAGGCTCTGCGGGGGCGTTGATTCCGTGGTTTCATCAGAAGCACTGGACGAAGGAAGACAAAGTGGCGATTGTCCCTGTCAAAATCGGTACAAAATCTAATAAAGCCCAGCGTCTTCAGGGAATCCAGTTGGGTTTCCGCGAAGGGCGTATTCGCGTAGTGCGGGATTTTAAGGGCAGGGACACTCTCCTAAAGCGGCTTGCGGAGTTCCCTAAGTCCGAATCGGACGATCTTCCTGATGCTTTGGCCTTGCTTACGAACCATATAATGCGCCGTGGAAAAATTCCTGGTTTAACCCTTGCATCTTCCGAAGCGCCCTACTACAATGAGGCTGCCGATCCTTCCTCCTTGAGATACAACCCTCCCAAGAATAGCTCGTCTTCGTGGTAAAACTCTCCTTAGAGCAGTCGAACGCGCTGGCTCAACTTGTTGCCAAAGCTCAATCTTCGTTTGAAGGTGTAACTACGGGTACGGCTAGACTTATCAATGATCTCTATACAGGTCGAGATCCTTCTTCTGGCGCACAACTTCCCTTGGAGGGAGCGCCTTTTTCGGCAGACCCTGAAAAAGTATCTTCCAGTTGGAGTTATCCGCAGATTGGGGCCAACCTGTTCCAATCCCGCGCTCGGCAACTAGTCACAGAGCTTGTCCCTGCCGTACCTAGTTTCCATTGTGAACCCATTGTAGCGGAAGCCTCACATCTTGTCGAGCAGCAAAATAAGCTAATGTTGTGGGCTACCCGCAACGGTAATCTTAAACAAGCCGCCCGTGATGCCGCTCTCTACGGTCTATTAGGTTCCCACCTTGGTATGAAGGTGGTTGTGGACAAGAATCATCCCCACCTAGAGAAACGCCTCAAGTGGGTAGCGGTTCCTTCGACGCACTGTGGGTACGAGCCGCAGCTAGAGCGGTTCAAATATCACACCTACCAGTGCCAGTGGAAGGACATCCCTAAAGATATGTACCCGGAGAGTTATGACAAGGCGTTGAAACCTTGGGACATCGTAACTAAAACAGAGGTTTACCATCAGGGCTTTGAGTACACGGGCAAGGGTTGCCCTATGTCGGTATTCCTCAATATGGGCGAGGGAAAGAAAGACTCTCAGCATTACTCTGTTACTCATGGGGCTGAGTTAGATCCGGCCCCCTTGGGCGAGTACGTCGGCACGGTGGATTTGCCGGATTGCCCTCTATACATTGACAGCTTCCTTGATCCTGCACCGGGCGAATATATTGCGCCCCCTGAATGCGCCTCCTGGATTCCAGTCATCCGTTCGATTCATGCCGACATACAGCAGATCGAAAAAGAAGTTGGCCGAATCAATAACATTATTCTGTATGACAAAGAGGCGTTCAGTCCAGACCACATTGCGGCGGTTGCACAGAATCCTTCTGGTAATGAACTGTATCTTGCTGTAGATACTTCGGAAGCCGTCAACTCCTTTGAGCGCGACAACGGTGTTTCGCACAAAATGCGCCCTGTCGAACGCTCCAGTGCTTTGGGCGAATTGATGCAAGCTCTTCAAACGCACATGATGCTGTTGGACGAGGTTGTTGGCGCATCGCGTATGAACATGGGGCTACCCCAAGGGCCGCGCAAATCTGCTGCGGAAGCCTCGATCTTGGCGCAAGCTGGATCGCGCCGCTCACGGGATCGCTTGTCTGTAATGGCGGATTTATTTTCTGCGTCAGCCACGGCTGCATTTGCTTTCCAGCGCAGTGCTTACGGTAAGGTGGTAAAATTCCCCACCAAGAGCGAACTCATCGAGGTCATTAAAGTTCCCGATGCTAAAGTAGCTCGGATGGCTTTCCGGGTAGAGGCCGTCGAGCTGGGCAACTTGTCCAAACAGGGCCAACTAGAAACGCACTCTGCGTCCCTTACCTTGCTTGCCAACTTACGCCAGCAAGCTCCCGATCTAATTACCCCGGAGATTCTTGTTTCCGAGGCGCGTAAAGCTCTGATGGCTTATGGTAATGTTGAGGCTGCGGAACGGTTGAAACTGCCACCAGATCGAGGCGGTCCATTGGAGCGTATCCGTAATTACATCTACGGCATTACCATTGAAATT